CAGCTAAAGCCAATCCGTCACCCGAAATAAGTTGATCAGAGCCATTGTTATTGTCTAAATTAGCACTAACCAAAACACCAGGAGTTAAATTATTGGAAATATAATTCTTAGCATATGAACTATTTCCTCCAGAAGCAGTTAACGCCCCCATGGCTACATCATATACCTGACCTGGGATGGAAAGAGATGAACGAGTGGTTAATTGGTTTGGGATTATAGGAGCCCCTACTGGCTGAGATAATAACGAAGCAAGCGCAGGATTTCCTGTCGCTTTATAAGCTAAATCACCAGCTATACCAGTAATAAGTGGAGATGTATTTGTAATACTTCCAAAGACATAATTTCCAAATGAAGCCAAAACGCCGCCACCAATAGTATTTCCTGAATTACTACTTAACACTGGTAATGTTTGTAACCCAACGCCGGTTAAAGAAATTGGTGGACTTATTTGTGGCATAGATACCAACGCAGAAATTTTTGTAGGAGCACCAATAACCGCAGGCGTTTCACCATTAAATTGATTGGCAAATGCTCTGGTTAAATCAGCGTTATTTGCTATTGGCATCGGTTGAGCATTATTTCTATAAAAAATAGCTTCATACGTAACTGTCATAGCAATAGTAGAAATTTCCGAAGAAGAATAATCTTGATCATCTGGTGTAAAATTTGTTATTTTAGGATTAACTAATGTATATTGTGTATATTCTTTCGCAAATACTTGATAAACTTCTATAGTATCAAAAAAGAATTGCGAATTTTGGTCTGTAATATCATCTCCAGTATCTTGAGGTTGATAACCAAATCCAGAACCACTATCAAAAACAGTAGGCAGCGTTACGTCATAACGATAATTTGCTGGCGCCCCATTTCCTCCATGATCATCTTGAGCGAAATCTCCAAAATAATAACGACTATAGTCATTCCACATATTCATAACTAAACTATCTGCGGTGTCATATAACGTTACATGTATAGGAGTTATTTTATAAGAAGTCGTAATGTTTCGTTTTTTGTTATACTGATTTAATGTCTCTATTTGTGGTTCAACGGCTGGCCGATCTATTGTTTTTACAAAAAAACCTAAATCGTTTTGCCAGCCATTCGAATTTTGAGGCGTTGCTGCTCTTACAAATCTCACATAAAATGAACCTTTTTGCCGAGGAGCCGAGTGACCTTTAAGACCATATACTGTAGTGGCTTGACGCGGAGATTTAAGCAAAATACTCATTTTTTACTTAACTGATATCATCCAATGAACGGTCTATTTGCAATAACAGGATTGAGAGGCATAATTCCGCCAGATTGTGTTGCATTATCATAACGAATACTTAATTCTATAGTCATTGCATCACCGGAACCATAATCAAATGTTTCATAATTAGCTGTCGTAATAAAACAACCTTCGATAAACCATTGTTCTAATACATTGTCTCCATTACCACCATCAAGAGTTTCCAAAAACAGCGTGAATTTAGAATCTGCACCAGACTCAGGTGTGGTCTGTTCGAAAAAGTTCATTTGTTTCTGTAGCTGATATCCTATCAGACTGCTGACAACGTTAGTAACATCGTCACGTACAGTCATAGAAATTGCTTCCCAAACCGCTTTGCCTGGAAAATAAGAAACGGAATTGTATGAATGTGCTTCAACTGGAGGCTGAGAAAATTGTGGACGCCCACAAGTAACAACTTGTTGAGTAAGTTCTAGACCACCATTAACGGGACCAAATTGAGTTGCGCGAACACGGAATTTCTGTTTAGTTTTTGGTTGAAGCATTCCTCCGCGACCAGAACCGCCGCCGAGAGGAACCCCGAAGTTTAATAATGTAGACATGGAAGAGAACCTCGTGTAAAAATATTCTACTTCTATTTATCAAGAGGGTAAAACTACAGCTTTAATTAAATAAAAAACGGTCAGAATACCATTTTCTGACCGTTTTTTAGTTTAGCCTGCCGAACTTAATGGCAAAGTAGTTCCATGCGCAACCAAACGAATTGGCACATAAATGAACTCAATCGTTTTAGTTGGAATAATTGCTATATCAATCCATAATTGATTTTCATCAATTGTCTGAGGCGTATTATTAGTCAAATCACAAACTACAGAATAATCGTCAATAGCATTTAAACCAACTAATCCACTAAGATAATTAACAACTAATTGTTGAGCCGCAGTACGAGTTTGAACGTCATTTTGTTCAAACAAGAATGGAGCCAAAATAACTGGCAAATTATATGCCAAATAGTTACACAAACGAGCAACATTAATTCTATCTAAAGCAGTAGATGTTGGGTTCAAAGTTTTTTGACCCAATACAGTTAAACCTTTATTTGGAATATATGCGAATGGATTAATATTATTAGCGTAAAGAACGTTTCTTAATCCCTCGTTTAATTTTACTGGAATATATTTTCCTGAAGCCCTATCCAAATACCCAACTGAAGTGGCATTAATTATCGAACCACGATTGAAACCGGCTGGTGCATACCAAGGATAAGCAACAGAATCATTATACGCAATAGTTAACAGAGCAACACTACTTGGCGGAACCATGACAGCATTACCAGATAGATCAGTGCTTAAACCCCACGGATAATATAGACCAACATACGGATTAGCGAGAGTTAATCCATTTTCACCAGTTGCCGCAACATCCGCCGCATTTGTTGCCCAATTTTGAATAGAAGTGGCTGATGCTGGAAGAGCAATAGGCGTATCTCCAACAACAAATGCAACTTGTTTCATGGCAATATTCAAAGCTACCATCTGAGTCATCAACTCTGGATAACCAGGAGCAGCAATTAAATTGAAATTAACGTCTTCAGCCAGAATATCTTGATTAGTTTCAAGAACAGATTCCATAGCACGAACAATCATTACTCTTTGAGCTTTTCTGCCCATAAAAGGAGAACCATTTACATCGTTGCCACTTGCAGTCACCCAACGACCCGCGCTGGTCAAAGCTGGGAATGTTGGAGAATCACCAACTGTATATGTATTTTGAGTATAGTTTGTTCCGTTAAAACCACCTGCTTTAAAATAATTTGGTAGATATTGTTTTACATTATAGGTCGAATAACGAGTATTGAATAGCAACATACCTGAAGGGTACGTTACAGGATTTGGAGCGTCAGGTTCAACATAATTAGAAAGAAGCATATCACCAATATTTGTAGAATTATAGCTATAACCTGTTGCATTTCCTACATAAGTTGGACCACTATTAACACGAGCATCCTGGAAAATAATACCAAATGGAGAAGTGTCATCAGTATTATCCATCAATACCCATTGCAGAAGAGACGCGTCATAACGATATAAAGCGGGATAATTTTCTAAATCTGAACTATCAATCCACAAATCATTGTCAACCAAACCTCCACCACCAGATTGTGTAAGGGGGGCAGAACCAGAAAGTTGAACACCATTTGGATCAGTTTCAGGAAATTGATTCAGATAACCTTTCCAAACTTCTCCAGAACCATACATAATATCAACAGAAGAAGGTTGGGTTGATACCGGAGGACTACCTAAGGTAGTATTATACCAAAGGGTTCCAGATGGAGCGACCGTAGAAGGAGCTACCGATCCCGCTTCATAAACAAGATTTGTCCATTCAGTACCATTCCAATAACGAAGTTGCTGTGTTCCATCGGTCCAATAACCGACATACAAGGCTCCAATAGATGGATTAGGCATAGCAGTAATGGCATACGAATCTTTACTTGGGTTACCATCCGCTAACACATTTGGATTTCCTCCAAATGGATAAAATGGCGCAGGAACCGTGACCCACGAAGAAGTAGCCGAACTGAATATTTGAACAAACCAACTTGCACCATTATTGGTCGGACTACCTTTAATCCATACCGAGCCCGCACCTGATCCAGATGGATATTGCGAATTGTTGGTTTGATAGAAAGTTACTCCCGGAGTAACACCGGCAGTTATACCCAAGGTCGCCAAAGGCGTACCAGTTTGGTTAGCAAAAGTTATAGCATTACCGGTAGAGTCAGTAATTCTTAATGATGAAGACGATACAGAAGCAGTAACATTTGAAATACTCGCAGTGTTAATTGCCGTAACAACATTCGCTAGGTCTCCATTTCCAACATACGACACATTAACACCATCAATGGTGAATACATCAGTATTAGCAATGTGTGCTGGAGAAGAACTTCCAGTTACGATTGTTGGGTGAGAAGATTTCCAAGAAGTGCTTCCAACCGCATGCCAAGCTCCAGAAATTTTCTCATAAACCAAATTATTCGATTGCGTTACTACAACTGAAAAATTACCATTTGATCCAAAAGAAGAAGACGGCATATCAACACCATTGGAAGTGACAATATTAGGAGTAGTCGCAATTAATGGCGTAGCACTTTGCCAAGCAATACCTGGATTTACATTTCCCGTAGAAGAAAACACACCAAATTTTGTCGTTTGTGTGTTAAACCAGTATGTTCCAGGCGTTGGCGGGCCAACGGGCGCCGTCGCAGAAGGATCAAGTTGAGTGGTATCGATATTCGCACGAATTACATTACATTCATTGGAAACACCCAAATATTGATATGCAGCAAGTAATCCAACTTCATTAGTTTCATAACCCTGTACTGGCGTTCCTTCAACAACTTTAAATAAAGGATTTCCATAATTCTGTGCTAATTCATTTTGTGAAGTAGCAGTAAAAAGTTGTCCAGCTTGAGACGGAACAGTGTAAGGAGCATAACCGGTTCCGGCAGGATTTAGTTTGTTAGCAGCCGTAGCAATCACAATAAGAGGAATGGTTCCTGGTCCAGATGAGGCGTAAGCAGATTGATCAATGATATCAACTTCAACACCCGGCGATAATAAAGTCATATTAAATCTCCAAAAGAGTATACTTTTCTATTTATCTATTACCGTCTCTGAAGGGTTTTTTCGGTGTTTGCTTTATTATTATTGATTTTTCAATAAAATTTACATAAACTATATATTAACATTAGGAGAAAATTTTATGCTAATCGAAAAGAAACCAGTAGTAGGTGTTAATGATGTAATCAGTCTGAAATTAGTGACTGGTGAAGAACTTATTGGTAAAATTACTGCTATGGATGATAATTCTATTACTCTATCCAAACTTTTAATAGTTCAAATGCAAATGGTGTCAGCCAATCAAGCTGGAATCGCTTTTGCCCCCTTCATGGCTACAGCCGATAATTCCAATGTAAAGTTTCGTTTCGAGCGTTCGAGATTTTTGTGCGATCCTATCAAGCCTCGATCCGATATTAGCTCGAAATATACTGCAATGACGACCGGTCTAGAAATTCCAGCTATGGGAAATCTTAAAATATGATAGTCGATAAACTTCCGGATACTATAAAAACATTAAGAGTTTGTTATTCCGATGAACCTATGGAACAGATTGACTCAAAATGGGAACCGATTACTCCTTTAGATATATCTGAATATTATAAAGGACAATGGTTAGAATATCGTAAAGAAAATGAATTACGTCTTTCAGCTTTAGAAAGTAGTCAAATATTGACTTTTCCATCTTATAGAGAATGTATTTTAAATTCCGTAGAAGTATATGAAATACCCATTGAAACTGTATTAAATAATGAACAAGCTTGGCTATATACTGACGATTATCAAACTGAACATCGCCGTGGTTCATGTGTTGGAGATACTATAGGCTGCTTAAGTGTAAGGATAGCTCGTTGTTCCAATCTTATAGCAGCAAGAACACGACGTGGCGCAGGAAGAAATATTTCTTTATCACCAAATAGTATAATTCATTTATCACTTCCACATTATATCATTGATCAAACAGATTCGTTAGAACCTGATGAAATATTAATTCGATACATTGGTAACGAGAAAATACTTAGAGCAGGTTATTATGATACCGGTTTCTTAGCAGAAATTCTACCAGATGGATCGGTCAACGCGGCTATCCTTCAAACCTATCCAAAATGTTTGTCCAAAGCATCCGACTACAGTATTCTTCTCAGACTTGTATAAATATCGTAATGAGTTATAAATACGCGAGGGTTGGTAGCTTAAATAACGACGGTTCGAAGGTTATTACGGGCGCCGATACTGCATTTGTGGAACCAAATCCCGGTAGTTCTGTAACGACCACTAATTTCAATGGAATGGTGGTCGTATTTTCAAAACAAGATCAAATTGTGATGAATAATGACGATGTAGATACCACATCGGCTAATCCTCCGTTCGATCCTAATCCTTATGGTTCAGTAAACGGTCAGCCCGATGCTAACGCAATCGTCAACTCTGTGACAAACAATGCAAATGCTACATCCGTAGATTGCACGATGATTACCGGAGCCGTGAACTACGGCTATCAACTATCAACACATTATACCCTGGCCGAACTTTCAACCCATACCGCTCTAGGCGGACACCAAATTATGGCTCAACAAGGTTTGACCGTTGCCCAAATCATTTGTAATCTTAAAGGTGTAGCGGTCAACATCATGGAACCACTCGTAGCCCATTATGGTAAGGGTTCTCTGATGATCACTAGCGGCTTTCGTCCCATTCAAGGCAATGCTAAGAGCCAACATACATTTGGCCAAGCAGTCGATATCCAGATGCCACATTTAAATAATGATGCCTTCTGGGCTGCGGCACAATGGGTCGCAGCAAATATTCCGTATAATCAAATGATCTTGGAAAAACTTCCTAGCAGTCAGCGTCCATGGCTTCATTTAAGCTTCGGTGGTCCAAAAGCGCCCTATCCAATCATGACGGCTCGAACTGGAACGGCGCCTTATACGCATGCGTTAGTCAGATATTTTTAATATACTATCATTTTAAACATGATAGCATCTACCAAAGTTTTGAAGAAAAAATGAATTTTGCCGTCATAACTATACATTGTCCAATTATGAACTAATTTTTTAGAGAGTTCTTCTCGATCATTTCGATCAATTCCAATTAAAAATCCTTCAGGCTCTACAATTATAAATGAATAACCGTTTTCGTCCAACAATGATTTTATCGTTTGAAAATGATCTTTTTCTTCAACGTCCAAAGCCGAAACAATATTCCCCCACCACACATATCCCATATTAGTAAATAGCCATTTTAAACATGGTGGCATCTACCAAAGTTTTGAAGAAAAAATGAATTCTTTTTGAAACCAAAAATTCATCCGAAATATAAGTAAAATCATCAACCAAATATCTAGCAAATTCTTCTAAATTTGAAGGTTTTAAATTTTCTACCGGGAATATAGATGTATTTACTGATACAACAAAAATATAACCTTTTTCTATTATTTCTTTTTCAATTCTTATAAGATATTCTCTATAGTATTCTCTGATATTATTATCAGGAGGATTAAACGTAGCGATTTGATCAAAAGGTTTATACGCCATTAGACCAACTATGTATCAATATATTTGAACCTTCGGTATAGAAATCAATTTTCTCTATGACATTATTTTTTTCAAAAGTCACGGCCGTAATTCTGTGAACAAATAGTTCATAATTCCGGACTAAATATTCGCCATCTTTTTTACGAGAAGTTCTCTTCCAATTACTTTTCTTGAGAGGAAATCTTGGCCAATGCCTAATCATTCCTTTCCAGAAATCTGCTTCAGTCGCGTAAAGTTTCTTACCAGTAGACTGAAATCTTGATCGACCTTGCTCTATAATAATAACACCTCTAGATTTATATGCTCTATCTGAAAGAGGAACTTCTATATAATCTTCCTCATCTTTATGTTTATTCCAGATTGCGTCTTGTGCCCATGTTCCAACATTGATAATTTCTAAAATTTTTTCAATGTGGTCAGCGGATTTAAGTGGCGTTGTCATTCTTTGTTCCATACAAGACGAATATACCCAGTTCCAGCAAATCCACCAGAGTCCATTTCTAATTCATAACCATTAGACATAAAAATCTGTGCCAATTCGTTATGAAGTTTACTTCTTTTACCTATCGCCCATGCCGTCCATTCTGGAATAAGATGGTGAATATTTACCCGAGATAATCCATCGGAAGCTGAAATTTCTATGAGTTTTTCTATTTCAGAGATAATCATCGATATATTATGTTTTGGCATTAAATGCCGAGCGTCATCAGCTTTTAGCATTTTTCATTTTCTTTCTTCCAACCATGGAAGCAAAAAGTCAGTCAACGCGTCAACATTGATCCATTGTTTAGGAAAATCTGGATAAGTTTTTACTCGCGGATCGTCCTTACTCAATTTTCCGCTTATACCTTCAATTAATTTTGCTCGCAAATCTTCGCGGAACATATCGTCCATCGTTTTCACCATAAATAGTCGATGACAACCCTACCACCTGATGTTCAAGCGGTCTACAACGATCTTCAAAATTCAGCGGTTTTTTATACGCAGCCATTGAACCATGTGACCAATGCGGCTACAAATATGGGTCTGGTCTACACTTTTTTGGCTAACAGTATGGTCGATCCCTCCATTTTAAATAGAGTGACCAACTTACTCGATAGTCGTGATGGCGCATTTGCTATAGTTGGACAACATTTGAATTTTCAATATAGCAATTTAACAAGAAATGCTTCTATCTATACTACAGCAGAAAGCATCAACGAGAGTTTTGGCTCTCAAACCATGGAAGGAACTATAAATGTTTCAAATTCATACTTTGGTTCAATTTTGGGCACACTGGAACCTTATCTTGATAACATCGATAACAGCATAACCTATATTTTAGGAAGTGGTGATCCTAATACCGGCGTAACCGAAATAGAAAGTAATGGGACTATAATGGTCAATATTACTGAAAGTGAAGTCCAAATATTCGTTAATTCTATTGGAAATTCTATCAATATATCAGAAACCACGAATTTGCTAGTTTTATGCAGTGATCCATCCATGGCGCCTATCATTGGGACCATCGCAGAAAACAGTCTGGCCAACGCCGTTATTTCTCTCAGCGCGAATGCTGGGGTCTACGCTGGTCTTCCCCCATTTGATTGGTCCAACACCCAAGTTTCTGTCGATACTACTCCATGGTATCCTAATGACCGCTAAAATTAAATGAGAGACGAACGGACAGCCAATGGCGAAAGTTAGGTTCTGAACCATTCTACACTAGCTACCCGCCAAACTCTAACGCCGTGTGTAGAACATTGCTTCGTCGTTCGTCTCTCGATTTTCATCATAGCATAAATAAATCATGCGTCAATGGATTAATTTAGTCGAACAACAATTAAACGAACTATTCACTAATCATATTGATTACGAATGGTTTACTGATGGTTATAATCGACTCAATGCCAAGTTTATATTAGGTGATCCAAAATTTGGCAAAGAAAAAATTTACTATATGTTATTTTGTAATAGTGGTGAAGTTATTTTCTATGTTGATATACCTAGCGAAAATCTAAAAGGTTCTGAATCCATAACTAATACAGGTGATGCTCCAATAGTTTTCAGCACATTATCATTTATATTAGATGAATATCTCACAAAGTATAAACCTGAAGAATTTTACTTCACATCTCACAATCGTTCGAGGTCAAAATTATATAAAGCGTTAAGTCTTAAAATAGAGAAAAAATATCCATATGAGTTAGAAATAGTTAATAAAAATCGTTTCGGTTATATATTTAACTTTCGAAGAAAAAATGGATTAGATGAAATAAATTAGCCGAAATAATTAAGGTATTTGTTTGATTAAAAAAATTAATTCTGCCACAGATGAATCGTCCGAGGAATTTTTAGCATAGTTTAATGCACAACTCACAAACTGAACATTTCCCTCTATGTATCCTTTTGATGAATCCTTGCGATCCAGAGAAGCCTTATAATTAACATTGGTTCCACCATGCACTAGCGGTATTCCTGAAAATGCACATCGTCCATTTTGTTTGTTCCACAATTCTGAAAGATATTCTTTGTTTATATCAAAATCAATATTCCTATGTTTAGCCATCATATGTCTATAATGCTTCTTTGCTTTTTGGACATACAAATAAAATGGTTTAATTTTAGGATTTAAAATTCTGCATCCGATAAACTTTTCTTTAGTATGTCGTTTTCCTTCTTCGGAATTAATCCATGTTGGAAAATTCAGACTATCTTTTCCGGAACATGACAAAGAGCAGTAAAATTTTTCTTTATTAAGGCGAATTCTACGATTATACTCTTTTTTAGTTTTAAGAAAACTACGCGAGCATACATGACAACTTAATTCTATTGTATTCATATTTGTATTTAGTTAAAAAGTGGAGATGTAGATTTTTATGGTGGAGGTCAGTATGTTATTGACACGTCAATTGTTTTTTGCTAAATAGGAATCGTCATGTTTGACGTTGTTAGATAATCATCAAGACAAGGGTTCAACTCCCTTCATCTCCACCACCCTTTTTATTTTTATGGGGATGACTGGTTTCGATTGGTGACGAAGGAACAAAATAGTGACACAACTGAAAATGACAATGATAATTTTGTCATGGAAGATCGCTTAGCGGCGTAATCAATCCGGGGTAGAGGGACACTTAACGAAAGTTGAGTCCTAGCAACAGAAAGTCCCTCACTTTCTTTTTTGAATATGAATATGAACACAAAATGTTGTGATTGTAGTAAACCCACCGAAATATATTTTCGGTGTGAAGACTGCGAAGAAAAATATTGCCAAGAACTGGAAGAAGCTTTTTATTACGAATTAGATTGCGAGGAAGAAGAATGACTGGTTTTACATCGATAGATAAAAATATGAAGATGTCTCAGACGGATACACATGTTTTCTTTCTGAACGGGCCTTTTAGTCAATGGTATCCTTCAAATTTCGAAACATTTATTTTTTCTGAAGATGCCACTATATTAAATTTCAATTGTGCCGAACAATATATGATGGCAGCGAAGGCCAAACTCTTCAAAGATGAAGAGATATTCGAGCAGATTATGGCTACAAAGCAAGACCCTTCTAATTGGACATCTGCCCCTCGCATACACAAAGCTCTTGGACGAGAGATCAAAAACTTTGATGAAAAAGTTTGGACGACTTATGCAAGACCTATGGTCGAAAAAGGCAATTTCGCAAAGTTCGACCAAAATCCAAAACTGAGGGATTTTCTCTTTCAATTTGAAGACAAAATTCTAGTCGAAGGCGCCCATTATGATAAAATCTGGGGCGTAGGTCTTGCCTGGGATGATCCAAGAATTATCGATCCAGCTAACTGGAAAGGTATGAATTGGTTAGGTGAATCTTTAATGAAAGTTAGAAAATTATTGGTTGACTAATAACAATACTATGGTATTATTTCTTTATAGCAACGAAGGAGATAATCATCATGACCTTTACCACTGTCGGTGAACTCAAGGCTTTCCTCGCTAATATCGATGATAGCACTCCGCTTGCGCGTAGGAGCCCTAGTGAAAGTTGGACGAATGCTCTTGACGTAGAATCCACCGAATTGGTCACAATTGGTGACGGTGACGAAAGGCTCACTGTTTCCATGGATGGTTTTTGGAAGGACAAGTGTAAGTTTTTTACGCATAGCACCCCGTTCAAGGCGGTTACTTTTAACTAAAGTTTTTGAATACGAATACGATTTTCGTATTCTTCTGGCATTTTCACCGTATATCCAGATGGAATTTTACTCTTAAAACGAGTAACCATTTTCAAATATAATTCTTGTTGTTTAGGAGAATATCCAGAGAAACTTACTTCCTCTGGATCATTTTCCGTAATAAAAAGTCGTAGTGCTTCAAAAACATTGGTAAAAACCATTAATGGAGTATTAAAACCTGTAGCCATATGAGTATCTCTATGGGCATCATCATAGAAAACTACAAAACCACAATTAAATTTATTTGGAATTCTTGCACACTGGTCGAAGTAGATCGCATAATGATGTTCGCCAATATTAAAATCCCATGCGGCAACAATATTAGTTAATAAAGTAGCCTGTTCGAATTTTTTCGGATCAAGCCGCCGTAGTTCTCCAGGTTCTCTATCAAATAATTCATCAATACGCATTCACATATTTAGTGACATAACCTTATGGCGTGGTTCCAGTAGGAGCCAATGAATTAGCCAAAGCGATTGCTTCATTATGAAGCGCGTCCAACGTAGCCTGATCATTTGTAAGATTAGCAGCTACCGCTTTACTAATTATTCCAGTCATTTGAGACAATAATGGCTCAAGTAAAGTTAAGATAGTGATTATCGATCCCATATTATTTTCCTCCTAAAAGAGCTTTTGCTTTTGTAGCTAAATTTGTAAGTGTAGTTAAATCAATCGCTTGACCCAGAGCGTAAGCATTTCGTTCAATTTTCAAAGCATCCCAGCCCTGAACTTTTAAACTTTCGGCCGAAGCTATCTGGACAACGGATAATCCCGGTGTCTTTTCGTAAGTGTTAACCGAAGACGCTATGGCCGCATATGCCAAAAGAGCATCCGTATCAGCTTTTTCCGCGATTTGAGAGGGGGTCCCCATGTTGGCACAAGCCATCAACGATATGGATAATGTAGATACCAATAAACAATTCAATATTCCTAAATTCTTCATTATTTTTCCTCAAAGATTATTTTCATATGATAAACAACGATCTTCAAATTTACAATAAATAAAACATGCGTTTCAAAGAAATAATCACTGAATTACAAGGCATCAAAAGGATAAAACCTGAAAATATATCTCCAAAGAACGAGTTATATAATGATAATCAAAATTTAATTGATTTTATGAATAATTATGGTTTTCGTGTTATTGGTGAATTCGGTATGTTTTCTACAGTGTTTGCTTATAAAACCAACCCGAATCTGGTTGTAAAGATATTTGACATTAAAGAGGATAAAGGTTTTTTATTATTTATCAGATTTTGTAAAGAAAATCCAGGAAATCCTTTTTTGCCGGTATTTAAAGGAAACAGTATAAAAATATCTGAAAATATTAGGATGATTAGAATAGAAAGATTATATAAACTAAAACCCAGAGATTGGGTTCCATTACAAAAAATGATCAGCTATGTAAACGAAAGATTGGTGCCTCCAGAAATAGTAGCCCGGCTCGCGTCACTCGAAGATAAGGAATTATATAATACATTAGTCAAATTACGTGCTTTTGCTGGTCACTGCACATTTGACATACATTCCAACAATGTTATGAAAAGAAAAAATGGCCAAATTGTTATTATTGATCCATTTGCTTTTGGAAGTTTCTGAATCATGCGTATTAATGAACTTTATGGCATAAAAGCAATAAAACCTAAAAAAATTCATGTTGGTAACATGACAGATCAACGTTCTGGTTCGCCACACTTCATAACATCTCTAATGAAAAAATACGGCTTCACAAAAATAGGCGACGGCGCCTTTGCATATGTTTATTCATATAAATCCAATCCAAATTTAGTAGTAAAAATTTTTGATTCAAACAATATGGGTTATCCTACTTTCATAAAATTCTGTAATCAGAATCCTGGAAATCCTTGTCTTCCGATATTTAAAGGAATACCAATAAAAATAACCGACGATGTATATATGATTAGAATAGAAAAACTTATCCCTATATCAGATGAAGAATGGAAGTCTTTATACACTATAATCAATGACATAAGATTTGATGGAAATCCATCATATACAGAAATAGACGAAAATGCTTTACTCTATGACACATTAAAAGAATTGAAATTCTTTGGAAAATATCGAGGACGTTGGATGGATTGGCATCAAGGAAATTTCATGAAACGCGCAGATAACCAAATAGTCATTACCGATCCATTTTCTTAATTAAATCTATACTAAATAGTATTTTCAATTAAGGAAAATACTTATGGAAACTTCTAAACTCACTAAATTAAGATTTGAAATTTTACAATACGCTCGCGATCAACTTTGCGGTATATACTATGCTCGTTTAGAGGAATTGCGATCTATACCCGATGAACATAGTCGTTCTTCTGCTATTTTAGACCTTGAATATCCAACTAATGATCAAATATTCATATTTGCTGAAAGAGTATTTAATTACGTATCGGGTTTAAATTATGAATGAGGATTTATTTTTTCCTGATATCGAGAAAAAATCCGATAAAATTTCTGAAAAACTGAAGCGCGCTCAAAGTCTCGTAGGAACTTCGGAAGGACGTCCGGAAAATGATTTCTATCCTACTCCACCAGAAGCCACAGAGGCTTTGCTACAGAGAGAAAAATTTGATGGCGCCATATTGGAGCCCGCTTGTGGTGATGGAGCCATGAGCCGTGTTCTTGAGGCTCATGGATATTCAGTAATATCCAGGGACCTTATTTATAGAGGATATGGAGAAGGTGGTCACGATTTCTTAAAAAGCCATGAAAAATATCCTAATGTAATCACCAATCCTCCATTCAGGCTTGGAGAGGAATTTATTCAACATGCGTTGAAGCTGACTACGGGTAAAGTTGTAATGCTCTGTAAACTTCAATTTTTAGAGGGCGGCAAACGTAAGCTAATGTTCGAGAGCACTCCATTCAAAAGTGTTTATATTTTTTCAAAAAGATTGAGTATGACTCGAAACGGAGAGAAAATGGCAAACTCCGGAATGATAGCGTTCGCATGGTTCGTTTGGGAACATGGATATACGGGAGTTCCAACCGTAGCATGGATTTGATTTTAGGGCGTTGTTTTTTAAGGACAACGCCCTAAAAACAACTTACTTCATTCGTCTTGAGAAATCCGCCGTAAGATTCTTAAGATCGACAAAGGTATCTGCCTGACGGCGAAGTTCATCCGCGATCATGGAACTGGCAGGAGCGCCGCCGCCAAGAGTGGAAACAACGGTAACCTTGATACCAAGGCCCTTGATTTCTTTCACCAGAGGAACGTATGCGCCGTCTCCAGAGAATAGAATCATATGATCGATGCGATTTGTAAACGCAGCCTTCATCATATCCGTGGCGATTTCGACACCTACCGACGAAGACTTTTCCGCCCGGCGACCTTCATCGTCAGAGAATTCCTTGATTGGTTTGCGAGTAATCGTCCAATCATTATATTCGAGATAATCAATCATAGTTCGAGCAGGATCATGACGATCCGGATTATCTGGAAGCACCGGGGTATAAAAAATACCCCGCACATAACGACAATTAAAGTGAAAATGCGACTTCAGCTTCGCATAATCAATTGTGAAATCAAGCTGGCGGCATGCAGAATAAACACTTTGTCCATCCACAAACACCATAACTCGATCTTCCGGAATAAGTTGAAATTCGTCCTCAATCTTAGTCATAAAATTCTTAACTCCTTTAGGTCTTTATCATCTAAGGCATTATTGCCCCTATCGAGAAGCATACAATATACTCTAAAATGGATTAGTCAAGGCGATTTGTTAAGATTTTTTTGATTTGTTGATGGAACGTTTTTTAATGCTACCACTCTCACAATCATTAGAACGCTCATCTTTCGGGGTCTCTCTAATGATTTTTGGAGCATTTTTACCCATCATTTTTCGAATGTCAGCATCAATGATTTCGTCGGTAAAAATGTCAGAAATACGCATACAGTTATTTAGGCCCGTTTTTTAATTTCATCCAATTCATCGATCTTTGTAGCATATATGGAGCATTTGGGTCTTTAACCATTATACCTTTTGACAGTTTTTTATCAATCAAGTGTTTGATATTATTATAAAAATCTTCAAACTTTTCTTTACCTTGCATAGTTTCAAAATCGATAGATATTTTTGGCAGAACATATATAGTATCTCCCGCATGTTTTTGTAAAATCCCAGTTATTTCTAAAGAAGCTAAAACCGTGTGGCGATTTTCCTGAGTAATATTAGTGCCGCCTCGTTTATATTCATTCATAGGAATGATATCAAATAATGCCAATTTAATTGAACTATCGGTAGAGGATGTCATCAATTCCGTAAAAGACTTATCGACTATTTGCCCATCAAATACCAAAGACCCCGGTAAATCTTCAAGTAATGACTCTAATTTTTTCTTAATTTCTGGATATAATACATCAACATTTAAGCCTTTTTTGTTATATAAAGTCACTGTACCAACTTCTTTATCAAGAAACGATAATATACGAGTACCAGTTAATCTGATGTCAATTAATTTTTTACCTATAAGAATGGTTCCTTCTTTGGCTAATTGGCATCCAAATGACGGTATAATATAAAGTTTAGCTTCATTTTCTGTAGGAGAAAGTTTTTTGAGGACTTTGTTTATGATTGATCTATCAACGCAACCCAAATCATGTAAAAGGATGCGACGATAAAATTTATTCCATATTTCAGCCTGACAAATTTCAGCAGCATCATTAATAGCCGCCCGAACTGCCTCGCCGACCAATTTTCTTTTTTGTATATTTTTTGCCAAAATAAGAAAATCCGAAAATAAAAATGATCCAGAAATGTCATCTTCTTCAATAATTTCAGCAACTTTTTTGAGACCAAACGTATGCATTGAATCATAACAAAGTTGCGCGCCAATAAAAAATTCTCTATTACCTCTCATAAACGCATCAAATATTATTTGTTCTTTATCAGATCGTTTAGTAACAGAATTTAACTTGTCAATTATTGATATTGTATTAATCAAACTATTTTCTTTTATTTTCTATTTCAGCAAGAAAATTCTTGATAACAATTATTTTTGATATCTCGGCGGGAGCCTTTTCAGGAATTTTTTCAACAGATAATTCAATATCATGAATTATATTCTTTAAATCATCAAGAAGAGAAGCAATTTCTGGCATTTTATTCCTTATATTCTGAACGCAATACTACTATATATCCATTTTTATGAAACATATCTAATAGTTCTTGAGGTTTATTTGTATCAACTTTCTTAAATTTGTCTGGCAATTCATGCCATTGGCGAATAAGAGGATGTTTCTTATTTTTTAAATCAACAGAAACACCATATGACCAACCATTTTTAGTTCTGTCTTTCAACCAATCTTCGTGCTCTTTTTTTGCCCAATTTGTACAAAGGTCCAATAAATGTTCCTTCGGAATCTCGATATCAGGAAACCTAACATTTTCGACACCCGCCGAAGAAATTTCAATTTCAAATTTTATATCTGGAAAACGCTCAGAAAATTCACTATTCGCATCATCAACTTCATAATCAAATATATCTCTGGTCAGAGGTGTAATGTATTCATACTCATCACCAATTTTGCGTGTTACTAACGCAACATTTTTTAAACGACCTTTATTGTCCGTAGTTTGTATAGTGTTTATGATTCCACTTGGAAGATTTTTTCTAAGACAACGAAACCAAAATTTAATGATATCCTCAGATAGCTCTTCGTCTACTCTAAGTTTAACATATCTCTTGATATCTAATGGGCCGTCCATCGTGTATTTATAAATTTACCAAAATTCTATCAATAAATCCGTAAGGGATACCATCCGTGATCGTGGTATCAATTTTAACACGAAACCATGTGAATCTTCCTGAAAAATTATAAGCTCGATTTGAAGTTTCCCCTCGTATACTTCCCCCAAACGCTCCTAAAAAATAATCAGGAAAAGTCAAAAACGGATTAACACCATCTAATGAAATATTGAACCAATCATATGTGCCAGGATTTGCTTTGATCGACGCCTCTAAACTCATGGTTCCTATAAAATTACTCGAAATTATGGAAATAGTAGATTGATGTGATGAAGAATTATACCATTGATCTACTCTAACAGGACTACTCCAATATATAGGATTTGGAGCATAATCAGCTAAAAGATCAACAGTATCGCCCACATTAGGACCACCAACTCTTTCGGCAGACTCAGTTGCCATTTTACTATACAAGACAATACTTTGACGAGACATAACGGTATTTATCTGAAAAACATTCCTTGACAAAAAAATGCCCTGGATTAGAAACTCTTCTGGAACGTCTGGAAGAAAAATATTGGGGTGATCAGGAAATTCTTTACGATCTTCCTAAATCTTCAGATACTAACTATTGGGGCGATTCTATCTTAATCATTGAAGGTAAAATTGCCAATCGAAGTGCAGGCTACGCGCGAATTGCGAACGGCGTGAGACGGTGATTGTTCAGAATATTGAAAAATTTAATCTTTTTCAACAACTTCTACGATTATAGTCTTATCTTGAATCAATTCTGATACAATACTTTCCAATTCTTCTGAAAAAGTATCTCCACCTAAACTTTCATTGGAAGATTTTTCATAACCTTTTACCAATTTACTAAGACGAATAACAAGCTCTTTGGTTTGAATGACAGCCATGGTGAACTCCTAATTAAATATCACTTTAATGTATTTATCTTGACAACCACTCCGATTCGATTCTATCTTCTTCATTATATAGCGCAGGAGATTCAAGGGGATTCGCTCCATCCCACCAACAACCTGGGAATTAGACCAGAGTGTTAAGCGCAAAAACGAGATGGATCATAAGAACCCAGCGCGTGTTTTTATGGACAGCTACTCGGTGAGATTAATTTCTCACGAAAAAGCATTTTATAAAAGAGTAGGGGTGTGTCTTGAGCAATTTGACCCCCTTGTATATGTTATTCCTCAAATTCGGTAACATATGCGCTTGGATATTTTTCCATAACCGTTCAGATTTTATAGCTGCCGAGAACGCTAGGTATTTTACCGTAGTTCAATATTAACGGATGAGTTTTAATCGAGATTGGATGACTATATGCTGGTAAAGGTGGACCACCAGCTTTCGATGGATTTCGAATCGTCATGAATTTGAGGCTGCTAACAACTCAGGATGTTTGTTACATTTTTATCTCCCTGAAATTCTTAGAAATAATTCTAGGAATTTCAGGGAGTAAAGGCTATTCAATCTAGGATGAATTAGATAAATACATATATTATGAAGTTTCTCGTTAAGTTTTTTACATCTGTATTTGGTACATCACTCATAAAAATTATGGTGATAACTGGCATTGTGTCTTTTGCTATTTCTTTTGGAGTCAATTACTACAAAACTTCTGTAGCGGAATCACAATTAAAACTTAATGCCGCTATATCGGCGGCTCATTTGGCAGGTATAGCGGAAACACAAAAAAATGTAGCTAATACGACCAATATTGAACTCACAAAAGAAATACAGCAAATTACTCAATTGGAAACTGAAACGAATAGCAAAATTGATAAAATTAATGTAGACTCGAATCTACAAAAACGGATTATAATTTCTTATGATCCGGTTACTATTGGAAAAGAACATCCAGAAGAAGTAGAAAAATGGGCTAACCAGACTACAAATGGAATTTTTACAGATATAGCAGGACTCACTCAGTGAAATTTTTAAGAACTATAATGATTTTTGGGATTTGTATGCTTTCGGCATGTACTTCAATTCCTAAACCGGAACCTACTGTAATTGTTTCTCCAACTGTACCATTAGTCGTTCCTAAAATTTCTCCGGTAGTCATTCAACCTGTTCAATGGAAAGTGTATAATTCTACAGAATTAAAAAGTTTGGGAGAAGAATTAGCTAAATCAAACTCACAAATTATTCTTTTTACTCTTGACTCCACTAACTTTCAAAATCTTAACTTGAATTTAGCTGACATTAAGCGTTATATTGCTGCTCAACAACAAATTTTAGATTTTTTAACCAAGGCTCGAACTCAACCAAAATGACTCATTATGAAACTCTTGGGGTCCTTCCTACTGCTTCGTTTGACGAAATTAAATCTGCTTATCGGACACTAGCTAAAAAATGGCACCCTGATAAAAATCAAGGAGATAATGCAGCGGAAGCTAAATTCAAGGAAATTCAAAATGCTTATGATATAATAGGTGATCCTGAAAAAAGAAATCAATACGATAATCCTCATATGGGTTCTCAACATTTTGGTTTTGGATTTGCTAATGGTAGCGGTGGTCATGGAATAGATGAAATTTTTAGAAATTTTGAGTTTTTTGCGCGATCACATGCGCAACAGGCGAATCGCCACATTAATATTGGATGTGATATTTCATTAGAAGATGCTTTTAGAGGTTGCGAAGTTCAATTTACAGTTTTTGAGAAAGATATCAGGATTAAGATTCCGGAAGGAGTCGATAATGGAACAAGAATTCGTGTGGCTGGTGTAGCTGAATCTAAATCAAATGCGCCTCCAGGCGATCTATTTGTTATTATTAGGTTGAAGCCGCACGATTTTTTAATACGTCAAGGGCAAACGTTATATTCTGAAGTAGATATTGATGCCTTTACTGCTATGATAGGTGGTAAGATATCGGTCAAAACTATTGATGGAGATACTATAGAAGTCGATGTTTCTAAAGGTATTCAACATCATTCAACTATGAATATAGCTGAAAGAGGAATGCCGCCAGTTGGCGGTGGACAACGAGGCGATCATGTGATTGGATTCAATTTGGTCATCCCTGATTTGAATGATCAACAAATCGAACTCGTGCAGAAAATTAAGGCTCTCTAATGACCGACTATATGGGAAGTCATAAAGAAGATCGTTTAGTAGAAGATGTAATATCATTTGTTGCATATCTCGATAGCAATTTAGGTAGTAATGCATCATTAGCAGACATTCATCGTAGGGTAAGCCGTCGTTGGAAAATGGTTTCCAAACAATACGAACCGCATAATTTGCGAACTCATTGGATATGGTTAAATAATAATTGGGAAAAACTTCCAGATGTGTATGCAGATCAAGCGATAATAGAGGCGGAAGAATGGGACAAAATGTTTGAAAGCACTTATCCAGGATCGAAATATGCTCCCCCTAGTTTCTGAAAATGATCCAATACTCAAGCTAGTTATGCCTGAATTTGATTTTACGGCTGGCATTGATACTGAAAAACTTGTCTATGATATGATAGAAACCATGCGATCAAATAATGGAATAGGTCTTGCCGCGCCACAATGTGGTTTGATGCATAGAGTATTTGTAATGGATGGGGATAAGCCACATGGTTATTTTAACCCTGAAATATTAACCAAATCCGGTACGGTTGAGATGGATGTTGAAGGCTGCTTAAGTTTTCCTGATTTATGGTTGAAGATTTATCGCGACACTGCTATGGAAGTGTCGTATCAAGATTTTAGCGGAAAAATGGTTCATGAGAAAATTGCTAATTTGATAGCCCGCGTCTATAGTCATGAATTGGATCATCTGAATGGAATACGTTTTGTTGATCAAGTAGGGCCACTGGCGTTAAAATTGGCCAAAAGTCGTCGTTTTAAGAAAAAGGAAGTATAGTGGATAACGAAGATAACAATCCAGCTACAGATCAATCTATGAATGCTATCGACAGAGCACAGCAATTAGCATTTGATAATAAACATGAATATATAACTTTAGAACATCTTCTTTTTTCCTTGTTAGAACAAGATGACGTTAAAGAAATTTTTACTAAATTAAATGTAGATCATTTAGATATTAGCAATCAACTAAACTCTTATCTTAAAACTGGACCATTTCCTAAAGTTCAAAAAAATGTGTCTCCTAAACCTACTACTGCTATGCAGGAAACAATTCAGAGAGCGATTGCTATTACTATTTTGTCTTCTCGCGGACCAGTAACGCCAGTTGATTTATTGGTTCAAATGACCAATTCTGATATTGCTGAAGAATCTTTTGCCATTTCTATTCTGCAATATCACAATATTACTTCTCTTACTCTGAAAAAATTATTGTCTCATGGCGGCAAAGATGAAATTTCAGCAACTTCATCTAGGGAAGAAGCAGAAACATACATTGAGCAATATGCTGTAAATCTGAATAAGGCCGCTATTGATTCTAAGATCGATCCTTTGATTGGGCGAGTTAATGAAGTGGGCAATATGATCCAGATCATCGCTCGCCGCACAAAAAATAATGCGATCATGGTTGGTGAACCAGGGGTTGGTAAAACAGCAATCGCTGAAGGTTTGGCCTTGAAAATTGTTCGGAAAGAAGTCCCGGAAGTTATTGAAGATTCAACTGTTTATGCGCTTGACATCGCTTCTTTGATTGCTGGAACAAAATTTCGAGGAGATTTTGAAGAGCGAATGAAGCTATTTTTGAAAGCTATCGCATTAGTTCCTAATTCAATTTTGTTTATTGATGAAATTCATACTATCCTTGGTGCTGGTTCTGGTAGTGAAAGTTCTATGGATGTTTCCAATCTTTTGAAGCCAGCACTTTCACGCGGCGATTTGCGTTGTATCGGCGCGACAACATTAGAAGAATATAGAAAACATGTAGAAAAGGATCGGGCTCTCAATCGCCGCTTCAAAAAAGTCGATATTGGTGAACCATCTGTAGCAGATGCGAAACTCATAATTCGTGGCCTTGCTCCATATTATGAGACTTTCCATAAGGTTAAGTTCACAGAGGAAGCCCTTGATGCTGCTGTTGATCTTACGTCAAAATATGTGACGACTGCTTTCCTTCCTGACAAGGCCATCGATATTATCGATCAAGCTGGTTCGAGACAGAGAGTTGCCAAACTTGAAGATCGAAAGACTGAAATTGGTTTAGCTGAAATTGAAATTGAAGTAGCGAAAGTTGCTCATATTCCAGCCAAGACAGTCTCAGAAAATGAGCAAGAACAACTTGCACATCTTCTTGAAAATCTGAAGGCAAATGTTATAGGCCAATCTTTTGCCTTGTCTGAACTTGATGATAGCATCCATATTGAAAGAGCAGGATTACGAGAAGAAAATAAACCCACTGGTTGTTATCTGTTTAGCGGACCTACGGGTGTTGGTAAAACCGAAACAGCTAGGACTTTAGCAAAGACATTAGGTATTCCTTTACTTCAATATGACATGTCTGACTACATGGAAAAACATTCCGTCTCAAAGTTAGTCGGCGCCCCTCCTGGCTATGTTGGATATGGAGAAGGTGATTCTGGTTCTGGAAAGTTGATAAACGAAGTATCAACTCATCCTCGCGCGGTAGTGCTATTGGATGAAATTGAAAAAGCGCATCCAGATATTTTCAATATTTTCCTTCAGGTCATGGATCATGGAAATTTGGTAAGTGCTTCCGGCAAGGATGTTTCCTTTCGAAATGTTATTCTAATTATGACCACAAATGCTGGTGCTGCTGATGCAGAACGTAATTCTATTGGCTTTGGAATAACCGATAAAAGTAAAGTTGTAGTAGAAGATGCTATCAAGAAGACATTTTCTCCAGAATTTCGTAATCGGTTAGATGGCGTTATACAATTTGGCAAACTCAAGCCGGATGATATTCGTTTAGTCGTTCGTAAGTTCGTCAAGCAACTGGAAACAATGTCACTTAATCGTAGAGTTTCTATCGATATTGATGATGAAGCTCTAGATTGGTTGGCTAAAGTCGGGTTTGATTCTCTTTTGGGCGCTCGTCCACTTGGGAGAGCCATTACGGATCACGTCAAGAAGCCTCTCGCTCGTTTGATGCTCTCTGGACCCTTATTGAACGGTGGCATTGCCAAGGTTCGGGTGATCGACCAAAAAATTATGGTATCTGCTTGAATTTTATGCCATAACTAAGGGTGCTCAACATGTAGGTTAAGCACCCTTTTTATAATTTGTATTTTTAATGAGTATTTAATGAATGGTTTATCAGCAACAACTACATATCCATATGATTTTGACGAAATTTCTTCTGTAGAATACAAAGATATTTCTCGCCTTTACTATGGAAAATACCCATATAAAGTTCTTATTTGGGGGAAAGCAAAAATATCAGACATACCGTCGCCGCTTTGGCACTGGAATAGTGCTATTTCAAAATCATTAACAATTAATCGTAATCATTACTCAAAATTAAAAGAATATTGTTCTAATAATATTAAAGATTTATGGCATTCTCAAAATAACTCCACCAAAACATTCAGTTTCTTTTTCTATAACAGAGATGATGCTAAAGATTTTATCAAAATTCATCAAGAGTTTGTATTATATGTTCATAGAGCCAGAAATCAAAATGAAGTAGATGTATTAAGCGTGCATTCCCGCCGCGAATTGCGGGATATCCTTTATTGGAATCGTTTTAAATATGCAATAGATTTTTATGAAGAAGATAATGATCAGTTAGATAAAGATATTTTGAGTATATTCCCCAATAAACGAAAAAATTCCAGTCGTTTTAGATTAATAATGAATAAAAAACGACGATTGCTTCTCAATGATGAGAACGATCTTCTTTATGTTTATATAGCCCTATCTGATAAAATTGAAAAACAATCTGAAGCAATACTACGGGAAAAAATAAATGCACGTCGAAATTTATCGTAAATTAGTTGATCGCGGTATAATTCATGAAAATACAGAAATTACTGCGACTTACTTTGGAAAAGATTTAGCAGGAACAAAAACCTCTCTATGTAAAGGCAATTTTTATGTAAAAGCTGTCAGAATTTTGTCTGATACGGCATACTTTGATGCCGTAAATACTATAGATGGCTCTTTACATACCATTAAGTCAACTCAAGTGGAATGTATTGATGGCATGGAATTGAAAACATTGGCGTCGGTTTTTAGTATTAATCCCAATGGTGGTAAAATAGTTGAAGGTAAACGCCGTGGCCGCAAACCCAAACAAAAGGAAATATAGTATGCAGGCAACAGAGGAAGAAATTGAAAAAATGGCGCGAGAAATAGCGTATGTTGTTATGGATAATTGGGGTGATACTTCACAAGTTTTTTGGAGTTCTGTACCTGATGATATGAAACGAAATTTTAGAAGAGTGGCACAAAAAACTCTGGCCGATTTTATCGCTAATCGAGAGTCTTAAGATGCTCAGCATAATATGTTTTCAGAGAGGCGATAACCTTGTTGGTGACATCAACACTCGTCCAATTATGATCAAACCATTGTTTATTGCGACATGAATGTACAAAATCTTTTACAGATTTTCGCCATTGGTGATCCGAAGCTGATGTTTGAGTTAGCTTGACCCATGTAGGATAAAAACTACTATCATTGGTAGCGTATAGGTTGATCTCTTCAGATACTTCCATAACCATTTGCGCCCACGGCGATGTTTTTTCCATGTCAGTCGATCCGACTTTCGAAATACAAACCCTTAATTTCATGGTTCACAAGAACCTGTAAAGCAGCTTTGCCGCATGCTTCTGCTAGGCCGAGTTCTTGTCTCATTTTGTATTTATGAGCTATATGTAGAAAATCATGGCTCGCTATTCCGGTTTTTTCTGCCCATTTGGCAAAAGAAGTCCGGCGATCTTTAATGATAATCCACGCAAAACCACATACATCTAACATTTGGCCGATCACGCGGCCCCTCTTGTCCAAAACTTCATATGCAGGCCGGGAATGTTCTGCCATCCATTGATCCCCGGCTTCATTAGCAGCCTTGGTGGCTTCCTTGATAATCGAAGAAAAATTTCTTGGAGCCGAAACGATTTTTTCTTGTCCATTCTTGGCAGCAAGCAATTCTTCAATCATTGCTGAAGCTTGCGCCATTGTAAGATTTTGATCCCTAACATCTTTCTTAGTCAGAGTAAAAATCTTGAAAGTTTGAGCCTTGGAAGCAGGAGCATCAGGGTTTTTCAGTTCCATAATGAATTTCCTTATGTGGCAAACTCTATGTCTCGATAATATATTAAATCGTATATCTGTCAAGGGATTTTTATAAGTAATTGAAATAAAATAAACATTCGTATATTGTGATAAAAATGAATACTAAATTAGTTCCATTAAATTGTTTGATAATAACAGTAGGTCCATCTTTGGATTATAATGAAAAAGTGCTATCCAAATGGTTTTCTGATTACGAGATCATAAACGTCGAAGATATACGTTATCAATTAAGTGGCGATAGAAATCGGCAAGATATTGAAAAAATTGTTTTTTCCGAAATTAATCACATGGTTGAAACAAAATTAAAGATAGGCGAACGAGTTATAGTTAACGCTTATAATTTGAGGAGCAATGGTCGAATAGCTTTAGCAAATATAGCGTTATCATGTGGAGCACCTGTATTTTATTTGGTATGTTATGATTCAGAAAATCCTGATAAAAATTTTTTATCTTCCGAGAGAGAAATATTAAGGGGCGATGGTGTAGCAGAAGTTATAGATTTACGGTGTTCTGATCTATATATCGTCAAAAAAATACAGAATATTGATGATATCCGTGAAAAATTTGATGGGTTAACGATAGTTGGAGATGTTCATGGTATGCACCAATCTTTGTTGGCAGCAATAGACTGGGCTAAATCTCGTCGCCATTTTCTTTTATTTATGGGAGATATAATTGATTATGGCCCCGGTACATTAGAATGCGCAGATGAAGTTTACCGTACTGTGATGCGAGGAAATGGGGAATTAATAGTTGGAAATCATGAAAGAAAAATAGCGAAATGGATTGACCAACCTGAAAAAACCCGATATAATTTAAAATTAAGTGATGGTAATAAAGTAACTACCCAATCTTTAATGAAATTGAGCCCTTATCAAAGGGAACAATGGATGGCAAGGTTTCGCGGGTTAGTTTATAGATCACCTTTATTACTAAAGTTAGATAAGTATGTTTTTACACATGCGGCTGTTCATCCGTCGTGGTGGACTCCGGAAGTAGATAGGAAAGAAATGGAACTGTTTTCTTTATTCGGTGAATTCGAGAAGTCAGCGATGACGTTCTCTAATTCTAATAAGCCGAAGAGAACATATGATTGGGTTAACTCAATACCTTCAGAGGCGGTCGCTTTTGTTGGCCATGATGCACGTTCCTATCTGTGCCCCGTAACAAAAATCAATGAACTTGGCGGAACCGCCGTCTTCCTTGATACGGGGTCCGGTAAAGGCGGGTTTCTTTCATCCGTAGATTTGCGATTTACCAATCAAGGCCCGAAAATGATTTTTAGCAGACATTAGACGCCCTTCAACTCCAAGTTGAGGGGATAAATAACCCCAAGACAAAGAGAGTTGAAAATGAGCGGAGATACTTTAGTTTTTGTTTGCAAAGAAGTAAAAAGCAAATCGGATTTTACGAAAAGAAGCAGATCATTGGATGGTTTATTTTCGTTTTGTAAGCCTTGCCAATATACGAGAAACAAGCAAACACGTTTAAATAATATTTCCCAATATAGAGAAAAGGGAAAAGTCTACAATAGACGTAAAAAATTAAAATCTTTGGGTATAACTGAAGAGAAATATAATGAAATTTTCGAGTCACAAAATTTTGTATGTGCTATCTGTAAAAAAGAAAAAGATGCAGTTAGAGATTGGCATCTTGATCATAACCATAATACTGGTTTTGTAAGAGGAATATTATGTCCACAATGTAATGTTATGTTAGGTTTCGCTAAAGATGATAGTAACACATTACGGAATGCAATAGAATATTTAGAAAAATGGAAGGAGCATTGATATGTCTGGTGATACCCTTGTGTTGAATTCGAGTGGATTGCCAATCAGTGTAATCCCTATTTCGTCATTCATTTGGCAAGATGCTGTTAAGGCGATATGGGTAAATTCCGTATCCGTCCTAGACTACTATGAAGACTGGATCGTCCATAGTCCAACTATGGAAATGCGTGTTCCATCGATAGTCATGACGCGCCGGTATATCAATGAAGGTCGATCAGTTCGTTTCACTCGCGAAAACGTCTTCCTGCGTGATGGATACCGTTGTCAATATTGTGGAAATCTGTTCAACGAAAATACTTTGACGTTGGACCATGTTCGCCCCGTTACTTATGGTGGTAAGTCAACTTGGGATAACCTGTCTTCTGCTTGTTCTCCATGTAACAGCAATCGTGGTTGTAACATGAAGATCAAGCCTATGACGCCTCCATATCAACCATCTTATTACGAAATGGTTGAGCGTAGACGCCAATTCCCTATTGATGTTCCAGATGCCTCCTGGCTTCCATATTTGGATTGGCCAGAAGAGAACGTAATCCTGAAGTCTCGTGGGAAAAGGAAAATGAAAATTGGTTAAATTTGGGGTCTATGGTATACGAGCCATAGACCCCTTACTTTTAGGATTACCAAATGTCCATCGAAACCCAAGAAACGTCCACTGAAATAGAAAAAAATCAAGCCGAAGGTTATCTTGCTGGAACAATTTTCGCAGAAAAATTACGAGAGTTGATAATTGATGAATATCAAAGACTTAAAACAGATAATCAATCTGAAGAATATATCACCGATTTTTTGTATGCGCTATTGATGATGCTGATATTGTTTGATTTTTGATAGAATAATATTGCTTATTGAAAATTACCAATGTTATAAAGGATATATAATACTGATATAGGTAAAATATGAGCAATGAAGCACCTATCTTAGAACTGCAAGATTTTAAAAATATATTATCAATTATTGATTATATCGCAAATCAAGGTGTTCTGAAAGGTTGGGATGTTATACAACAAGTATTCAATAATAGAAATCGCTATGATGTGTTTATTAAGTATGTTGACTCTCCTAATGAGAAAGAACCACCAACTTTGAACTTGCGAGACTTTCAAATTAGTTTGAAAATCATCGATTTCGCCGCTGACGAAGGCGCCTTGAAAGGTTGGTCTACTATACAACAAATTCTCCCCCAAAGAACCCGTATAGTTGACTTTATTAACTATATTGAATCTCAAAATGATCAAAAAACACCGTAATTCATTGTAAATACAGCATTATTATAAATAGGTAGTTAATTATTTCAAAGGAAAATATGAAAAGACATTTAGCTCGCATAGCCAATACGGATCAAAGAATCGTAGTAGTTTTTATGCAAATCCCAGATGATGCAGATCATGCTTTAGTAGTAGCAGTTGATAATCTTCCTCCACGATGGGAACAACATCTCATGACTGTATTGGAAAGTCCTGAAGGACAGGGTGACCCAGATTTAGGTAATGTTCTTCATCGTCGTATGATGCCAGACACTACTCAGACTTTATTATCGGCATTACATACGGCTGGATTATTAATTCGGACTCCGATAGATAATATTCTTATGATGCCGGAACCAAATCGCCCTTACCCGCTTCGTCAAATTCTTCAAGCGATGGGTCGCCTTATTCCAGAGGAATATGCCACTATTTTAGAGTCCGAGACTGCTAAGCCTCTGGCTAAACCAGTCCAACAAAAAATAGATGATCCTTATAAAGAAAAGTTTAATCCTCATACTTCAAATCAAGGTAATGATGCTACTGAGCAAACCCATGGTTTAGCTAATGGTTTGTTGATCGAGGCTGATTTACTTGAACAAGAAGCAAAAATGAAGCGGGAGCGGGCTTATGCTGCCGCTCCACATCTACGCCCGGCTCCAGTTGGGAAAACAGTTAACCGAAAAATTCAAGAAGTTTCTCCAATTCAAGAAACTCAATCTGATCCTCAAATTCTTCCAGATAAATTACAAGAATTGGTTGTAAAGTTTATGAAAGAAAACATGAGTACGGCGGCTCCAGTTAAGATGTCGCGTAAAGCTAATGTAGAACCAGTCAAGAGATCAAGAGTTAAAAAGACTAATGTATGAGCGAAGAGCTAAAATTATAGAGTCAATACTTTCGGAACGTGAGAGACAATTTAACTCTCACGGTTCCGAACTTGATCTAAAAAATACTCCTAATGATTGGATAGCCATTGCTACAAGTTGCTTGTCAGAAGATGTTAGAAGGTTCGACAGAATTCCTACATCTGACGATTTTGAACATAATCTTATCAAATGTGCCGCCGTTATAATAGCAGCTTTGGAACATGTTGATGTTATGAAACTTAATAAGTTTCTAGATTTAAAGTAAATACCAATATCATATATAATAGGAATTCATTCAAATGCCTATAAAAAACAGTTTCTTTAATGAACTAATCCAAAATATTGATATAGATACTATTCCACTTGAATTTATACTTATGGCTGGAGTTACAGACAGATATGGTCGAGAAATACTTCTCCAAAATGATGAAGTAAATAAAGTAATGAGAGGTCCAGAACGTAAAAATTTGATAGGTGCTCGGGTTATTCTCGATGTAAAGAAAATAATAATCACTATAACTGAAGCAATAAATACGGTTTATGCCGAAATAAATCGTAGAAGCGAAATTAGGGAATCCGTTGATAAAAATAATGACATTTAACCATTAAATCAGATAATATCTCTCTATGTGCAGAGAAGATAAGATGATGATCGATGCTCAAGCAGCGTTGATAACCAAATTGAATGGCCAAATACGTTCGCTTCAACAAGAACTCAATAAAGAAATAGGAGAAACACGTGCTCTTCAAACAGCAGGTGTTTTTTATCTTCAAATGCAGAGAGATATACTTGCTAATCCTATACTTCAAGGTGAATGGACAAGATTTTGTTCATTCCTAAGAATGTCTATTCCAGATATAGAGGAAGAATAATGAAATTGCAATTTGTAGCGACAACTATGTATGGTGATGTATATATTAATCCTTCTACTTTTGAATTGGTTAGAATTACTGCGGATGTAGTAGAATTCTTTACTTATAGTGGTGTATGGAAAACTACCGATATGTCCAGTAGAGATGCTGAAAAATTTTATACTTCTATAAATGAAAAAGGCGAATTGATAAAATCATGTATTCCAACAGATGATGAACGACAAGAGTTAGAACTCTATAATAAAATAAAAGATGTTAGAAATTATATTCTATTAAAAGCAAGAGCAAAAAATAATGACTAAACAATCCGAAATAGCTAACGATCCAAAGTATTATACAGTATTAGACTATGGTTTTGTTGGTCTGGTTGATTACATGGGCACAGATGCTTCTATAGTCCAGGCCGCCCGCGTATCATATGGTGATGGCACTAAGTCTGTAACTGAAGATAGAGGATTGATCCGCTATTTGATGAGAGCAGATCACACTTCTCCTTTTGAAATGTGCCAAATCAAGTTGCATATTAAGCTTCCTATCATTGCTATGCGTCAGTGGGTTCGTCATAGAACCGCTTCTCTCAACGAACAGTCTGGTCGTTATTCGGTTATGACTGATGAATTCTATATGCCAGCCGATGATGTTATCCAGCCACAAAGCAAAGATAATAAACAAGGTCGTTTGGGTTCCTTAAATGAAACTAATACTTCTGGTGTTAAGTGGTTATTAAAAACTGCTTATGATCATAGCTATAGTATCTATAAAATACTTTTAGGAGAGCGTAATTCAGAAGATGAAATATATGATCCCTATGGTGAAGATGCTTTATTAGATGATGAATTTCCTGGTATCGCTCGTGAATTAGCCAGATCGGTATTACCAGTAGCTAATTATACTGAACTCTATTGGTCGCAAAATCTTCATAATTTAATGCATTTGATGCATTTGCGTCTTGATCCTCATGCTCAATATGAAATTAGAGTATTCGCTCAAGCTGTATATGATATTCTTCAGCCTATCTATCCGGTTTCGATTGAAGCCTTTGAAGATTATGTACGTCAATCAGTAAAAAGTTCCAGAATGGAAGTCGAAGTGTTAAAAGACCTTCTTGGGGATACTCAAGAGAAATTCACTCGATTGATCGTTGAGGCTGGTGGCGAAAAGAATTATGCCGAAAAAACCGGAATGTCTTTGAGAGAATTACGAGATTTTGGTTTACGTTGGGGTTTAACCAGTAAAATTAAGAAAGAACCTACATGATCGTAGAAGATAAGAAGTATTACGATTTCTCAGATGTGTTAATAAAACCTCGTATGACCACGATGACTTCTCGTTCTGAAGCAAGTATAGAACGAGAATTTTATTTTAAGAACTCTGGACAAACTATCGTCTCTTCACCAATTATTATTTCCAATATGGATATAGTTGGAAACTTCACCATGGCAAAAGCTGTTGATCATCATAAAATTATGACTTGCTTTCACAAATTCTATACTTTGGTTAATTATGATTTAGAGTTAAATCAAGATGAAACTAAATCTTTCAATTTTGTTACTATTGGTATAGGAGAAATAAGCTTCAATCATATTCTAAATATGAAAAATCTTGGTTTTTTTGCTAAAAATAAACTAGGAATTTGCGTTGACGTAGCCAACGGTTATATGACTTCCCTTTGGCCATATTTGGAAAAATTGAGGAAAATGCTTCCAAATACTGTTATCATGGCGGGTAATATTTGTACACCAGAACCAATCCAGGCTTTCGCTAATGTCGGCGTAGATGTAATAAAGGCAGGTGTTGGCTCGGGCGCCCAGTGCCTAACAAGGACTGTAGCGGGTGTGGGTGTGCCTCAGTTTACAGCCGTCATGGACTGCGTAGAGGCCGCAGATAAATTAGGTATTTTAGTTTGTTCCGATGGCGGTATAAATGATTATGCTGATTTTGGGAAGGCATTAGGAGCCGGTGCTGACTTTGTTATGTCCGGGTCTATGTTCGCTGGACATCATGAAAGTGGCGGTGATGTCATTACTCTGGGTGGAAAACAATATAAAGAAATGTATGGTATGTCTAGTAGAACAGCCCAAAACAAATATTATGGTGGCATGGCCAAATATAGGGCTTCAGAAGGAAGAACTTCTTTGATTCCACTCAAAGGGCCAGTGGAGGACACAATTCAAAATATTTTTGGTGGAATTCGGTCAGCCATGTCGTATACAAATTCACGAACTTTGGAAGAATTTCCTAGCAATGTCACGTTTATTCCGGTAAATGATACAATCAATCGTAAGTATGAGCAAAATACGATAGGAAATTGACATGATCAAAGAATTAGGAAATAACGTTTTTGAAATGAAATATAAAGATTTCACTATTCAGTTTAATGATGAAGTGAGAGATTGTAAAGAATTGTTTGGATATCATAAAGGTATTGACGTGATCGAATATATGAGGGCATCAATAGATCGTTTCATCAAGGATGGTATTTCTCCATGCTATCTTTACTTTAGAGTTTCCTCTATTGATGGAGCTAAAGACGGGGTATTATCTTCAGATCGTTTTGATATATTGATGAAATCATGAAACTTCAAGAAATTTCTGAAACCGGAGAAATTTTGTATGAGCACAAAGGATTTACGGGCTGTTTCACAAAAGAAGCGGTAGATGACGCATTGACTTATCTATCTATTAATTTAATCGAACATGTTACAAAAATGTTGGATTCTATAGTCAATATTACTCCACCATTTAATTTTCGAATAATTACGAGTCGTGATATCCATGAAGATTATTCAAATTTTAATGTTAAATATTATGGATGTTCTACGATAATAAGAATAATTCCAAAATGATTTGTAAGCATTGCAAAATAGAAATGGGTATCGGTAAGGTATTTGAACATGCCGAAACGGATGAGCGCGCTCGTGGTTTAGGCTCTCCTACGATCTACCATGGACACCCGCTAAAAATGATCGATTGTTGGAAGTGCTCCAAGTGCGGACACTCGGAATGGCTGGTAGAGCCCCAACAATAAATAAGGGATGACTTCCACCCTTATTCGCAAATATATTGAGATCATCAATGAGGATCAGAATTATCCTGAGATGTTCGGTCAACTAATGGCTTTATTTGCTAATAATAAATTACAAAAAATTGATATTGAACGTGATATATCAGAAGAAATAAAATGGGCAAAAAAAGCACTTAAAACTAATTTGCGAATAGTTTGGTGGCTTCGTTGGTATCGTTTAGGAATTCTACGCGAAAGAATAGATAGAATTACAAAAGATACCAAAATGGATTTATCAAACGCTATGAAGACTGCGTTGATGAAACCATTTTTAGATATGTATAATAGACTTGTTATGGAAGGAAAAAAACAAGGTTTAGCGAGACCGCAAGAATCTGCGGCAATTCTAAAAAATATCAATCAATACCATCGTTCGTTAGAACATTTTATATCTTTACCTATACCAAAACTTCAATCATTAAATCCACGTTGGGCAACTCCGAATGAATTGACGTTGTTATACCAAGAAATTGAGAAAGAGTGGCAAGAAAATAGAACTCAGTTTATTCCTCGTAATCCCAATGATGGAAAAATTATTATTCAGTTTCCGGATGGTTTTGTGTGGGTTGATCTCCAACGACATGAATGTGAGGCCGAAGGTGATGCCATGGGTCATTGTGGTAATACTGCATCCGGAGAAGAAGGCGAAACAATTCTCAGCTTACGCCAGTTGGTGAAGAAAGGTAAAAGTCAATTTTGGCATCCTTTCTTAACTTTCATTCTTGATGCCAATGGGTTCCTTGGAGAAATGAAAGGTCGCGCTAATAAAAAGCCAGCCGCTAGATATCATCCCTACATTATTAAATTACTTGAGTCTGATATCATTAAAGGGATCAAGGGTGGTGGTTATGCTCCTGAGAGCAATTTTGATATGAGTGATTTGCCAAAAAATGTAGCTGAACAACTGTTCGAGAAGAATCCAAATCTAGCTTCAGTGGAGTATCTATATAAAAAACATGGAATGTCCAAAGATATCGTCAGCCGAGTATGTAGAATCATAAAATCAAAAAATCTAGGATATATTGGATTTAGCCCTGATTTACATGAGTTTAGAATAGAAATATACAAAAATTGGCAGCAAATAATAAGTATATTTGGAAGCAGTAGTTCTCAGTATGTTTTGAATACATTAGAAGATTTTGTCGATACCGATGAAGGTTATGACGATCATGGGGCTAGAAATCTATTTGATGATCTTCCCTATCAATCTACTAAACTAATAGGTCAATATATCGTTAACGAATATGAAAGTGATTTGTCTAATTGGCAAAGTTCTACTGGTGAAGAAGAATTTGATCCTGAGGATGAAAATTTAATTTTTTCGTTCATAGAATGGCAGGATGAAGAACTTATGCATGCCTTAAAAAGTGCAGCAAATACCGGATATAGATACGGTATGGAAAAAAATATGTTAGATGCCATAAAAAGTTGTCTTAAATATGGAACTCATATTGAACTGAATGGTGAAGAGTTTCAAGTCAACGTAACATATGACAATGAGAACGATACTTTTGCTTATGATACTAAATGTTGGATGGCCATGCCTACTAATGTAATAGTGAAATTGGTTTCTGATGATGATGCTCTGGATGAACTCGAAAATGAAGGTAATTGGAATTTTAAAGAGTTTGATGTATCAGAACCTAACTATGGATGGTCTGAATATGATGAAAAGGGAGCAATAGAATCTTTCTTTGAAAATAATCCAGACTTCAACCCAGCTAATCTTCCAAAGGCTTCGGAGAAGGTGTCGGATGCCCATGTATCCCCTTAATCATCCACCATTTATTAATATCTAGTTCGTTAGCACATTCATATTGATAATCGAAGCCTAATGCTTCCCAAAAATGGTTACTACGTCCTTTGCCGGTATCAGCCGCCCATAACACGATATAATGAATGTGATTTGGTAAGTCTTTCACCCAATCTTCAAAATATTTTCGTCCGATACCTCTCCCTCTCATAGATAGAGGAATATACAATATTTCTATTTCCACGGTATTCGGGCTTGCCCTATGGGCATTTATGTATGGCTGATCACTGGTCGTTTCCACGATTTTTATGAACTCCCGCATGGTCGTATTTAGTCGAGAAAAATAATGACAAACCTTCAGCCGCTTCGCTAATGTCTGGATATTAGCCGCAAGGCACTTAAACCCAAGGATAAATTAATGTCAATCGATACGCAGACGCTTACTACCGACGACCGCCAGAAACTTACCTCTTTCATGGATTCGGCTATGCGGGTATTTCAAGAAACTGAAGACCTTAAAGCTGGTCTCAGAGAGACCGCTAAGATTATTGCGGAAGAATTTGGATGGAAGCCAAAGGAACTAATGAAGGCCGCCAGAGTGGCGTATAAGGTTTCTCTGGAAGAAGAAAAGGAATCCTTCAATATTGTTGAAGAAATTCTTGAAGTGACTGGACGCGGAAACGTCTAAATGAAAGTGACTCTTTCGGGTTCTACCCTTACTTTCTGGTATGACTTTAACACCGATACGGCATGTTGCGGTGAAAATAGATCAGATTGGCGATCCATCCGATCGATTTAAAGAAATTTCTCAAAGAGATGCTTGCGATGGTAGAAGATTGAAAGGTGCGTTACTTCTAATGTCTCGGGGGAGAACCCAAATTGTTTCTCCCCCGAAATTTTAGTTATACAACAACCTTACGAGGGCGACCACGACCGCGCTTTACGCCATTGACCAGAACTGGTTCCTTGACAACCTTCGCTACAACCGGAGCATTGGGGTCCTTCCTAGGCCGACCACGCCCGCGCTTGACCGTTCCATCTTCATTCAGAACAATCGGCGGCGGATTAAGAGCTAGTTCAGCGGCCCGCGCTTCATTGGCGTTGCGCTTTTGAACTTCGTTATAGGCAAGTTCAGCGTCCTGACGACGCGACATATTACCGAAGGTAACTCCACGAAAAGTGAGTTCTTCCTTGGTATAAACCCTACGCGGTCGTCCACTCGGATTATGATGATCAAACTCGACCATATTTTTCTCCTTTTATTACAACTTCTAACTGCTTATGGATTTAATATAGCACAAATTTTGCGATTGTCTACCTATTTTTTAAATAATCTTCAGCAAGTTTTCGTGTTGTTTCGTTCTCATTGAATCGGAACTGCTTTCGCAAAGTCTTCTTAGCTTTCGCCTTCTGTTTGCGGGTTTCTCTCTGATCACCGGCAATGGTCCACCATTCCACATTGAGTTTCTTTTCACTCAATGGGGCTCTGGTAGATCGAACATTCTTTCCATACGTCGGTTTCATAACTCGTATTTAGTTCAGGTTAAAAATTAAAAATATATCTTTTTGGTGACGCGTCAAGCTATAATTTGAGGATAAATAATAGGTATAATTAGTAGGCATACGCATGAGTTTTTTAGATGCTTTTCATGATCGAAAGAAAGATAAGGTCTATGTTTCAGAGATAGTAGATGGTTCTATTCATACGGTAGAATATCCGGCTGAGTATGTGTTTTATTATTCACATCCATCTGGTAGTCATAAATCTATTTTTGGAGATAGCTGTAAGAAATATTCAACTAACAATTCCATGAAGTTTCGTAAGGAACTTGGAAAGATTATATCTCCTATATCGAATCAACCTCCAGTAAAAATATTTGAGAGTGACATAAAACCAGAGTTCAGATGTTTAGCTGATCATTATATGGGTCTGGATGCTCCTGAATTAAATATAGGTTTTTTCGATATTGAGACTGATTTTGATAAAGATCGTGGCCACGCTCCTATTACCGATCCTTTCAATGCTATAACTGCTATTTCTTTATACACTTCCAATAATCAAAAGATGATTACGTTGGTTTTACTCCCTAAAACCTATACTATGGAAGATGGAGAGCGGATTGTTTCCAATTTTACAGATACTTATCTTTTTGATAGTGAAGCAGAACTTCTTAGAAAGTTCTTAGAAATTTTTGAACCTGTGCATGTTTGCTCTGGCTGGAACTCTACGTTTTTCGATATTCCTTATCTCGTCAATCGCATTACACGTGTCCTTGGGAAAGATAGAACTCGTGATATGTGTCTTTGGGGGCAACTTCCAAAAGAAGGTAAGACTAAAAAATTTAAGAGAGAACATCAGACCTATGATTTAATTGGACGGGTGCATCTAGATTACCTAGAACTTTATCAAAAGCATAATCCACAGCAACTTCATTCTTATGGATTAAATTTTGTCGGTGAACATGAAGATTGCGGATCAAAGACACAATATGAAGGAACTTTAGACGATCTTTATAATAAAGATTTTGACAGATTTATTGAATATAACCGACAAGATACTTTTCTTTTAGTAAAAATCGATGCTAAAAAGAAGTTCATCGAACTGGCTAATCAAGTAGCTCATGCTAATTGTGTAATGCTCAAGACTACCATGGGAACGGTTTCCTTGGTTGAACAAGCTATAACTAATGAAACTCATAAACTATTGGGTTTAGTAGTTCCATCTCGTAAAGTATCAATTGAAGAATATGACGAAGATGATGAAGAAGAACGACATCTTCCGGTTGTTGGGGCATATGTTGCCGATCCTAAGACTGGATTACAAGAAGAAATTGGATGTGTAGATATTACTTCTTTGTATCCATCTGTTATTCGCTCATTAAATATGAGTATCGAAACGATTTTTGGTCATATTCGCCCAATAGAAACTGATGCGTTTATCGCAGCTAAAGTTAAAAAACTTGGAAAAAACAAACGTGCAGAAGCATGGGAAGGTATTTTTAGAACATATGAAGTTGAACATATGTTTACTCCAAATGACAAAACAATTTTAACTATTGATTTTGAAAATGGTACAAGTAAAAATATGTTGGCGTGTGATCTTTACGATTACATATTCAATCCTAATAATCATCTCTGTATTACTGCTAACGGTACAATTTTCAAAACTAACACTGATGGTATAATTCCTATGCTTCTCGGTAAGTGGTTTACCGAACGTATGGAGATGCAAGCTAAGCAGAGAGAATTTGAAGAATTAGCGGAAAAAGCTACTTCTGAAGAAGATAAACTTTCTTTTCAGATACAAGCAAAATTTTGGAATCAAAGGCAGCAAACTAGAAAGATTTTGTTGAATAGTTTGTACGGAGCATTGCTTAATGAAGTCATGAAATTTTCAGATAAGAGAATTGGTAAATCTGTTACTCTGACGGGACGGTGTGTCGCCAAGCATATGAATTCCAAAATTAATGAAATTGTAGTTGGAAAATATGACTACAAAGGCGATGCTATTATCTATGCTGATACGGACAGTTTTGCGAATGATTCTAAAATACATACCACGAGGGGCACTTTATCAGTAGAAGCGTTATTTAATTTGCTCCCAGTTCGTTGGATGGACGGTGAAAAAGAGTATGCATCGTGTGAGGATACTAAGGTTCTTAGCTATGATCCTCTTCAAGACAAAGCAATATTTAAGAATATAAACTATGTCTATAGACATAGAGTAAAAAAAGAGAGATGGAAAATTACAGATAATCTAGGAAATGAAATTATATGTACAGGTGATCATTCTGTCATGATTGAAAGAGACGGCCAACTCCAAGAGATAAAACCACGTGATATAAAATCGGATGATATAATTATTTCTGTCATTGAAAAGGCGAATTTGATTTCCGATTTAAGTCTTGTTTGATTGAGTTTAATGGAACTTATTGGCATGCTGATCCGAGAAAATACTTAGCCGAAGATGTTATATCTAGATGTAAGAAAACCGCCAGAGAGATTTGGAATAAAGATCAGCATAAAATTGAAATTGCATGCAAACAGGGTTACAAAGTATATATCATATGGGAGATGGATTGGCTTCGCGATAAAGTCGAAATTTTGTATAAATTGAAACGGTGGTTAAATGCAAATATCTAAGAATAGAGTTATTAAAATAGAACGTCTTGACGATTTTGAGGACGAATATGTATATGACATTGGTGTAGAAGAAGACACTCCATATGTTTTTGCCAACAATATACTTGTTCATAATTCAAGTTATTTTTCTGCTTATTCGGTATTGAAAGATAATCCGGATTATGCGGATTTTGAATGGTCGCGCGACAATATTATCGCCCTTTATAAAGGAATTGAAGAGATGGTCAATGAAAGTTTTCCTGGTTTTATGATGGAAAATTTCAATACGACATTGAATCGTGGTCAAATGATTAAAGCTGGACTTGAGTTAGTTGCATCACGCGGCCTTTTCATCAAGAAAAAGAAATATGCAGTTCTTCAATATTATAAAGAAGGAAAACGTTTAGATAAAGACGGAAGCCCTGGAAAAATGAAAGTTATGGGCTTAGATATGAAGCGGGCTGACACACCAAAAATTATGCAAAGTTTTCTGGAAAAACTGTTGAAAGATTTGTTGATTGGTGTAAAAAAGGAAGTTTTATTTGAGCAAATCAAAAAATTTCGCAAAGAATTTGTAAATTTAGATGGTTGGGAAAAAGGAACACCAAAAAAAGTCAACG